TACTCCATATAAAGGCAAAGTAGAGAAAGGATATTTGGATAAAGGATATGTGTATGCTTCACCTGCTCAATCAAATCCTATTAGTGGTACTGATGTTAGATATTGGTTAAGTGCTGGTAGCTCGGATGATAGAAAGAAAAACTTTACAAAAGCATATCCAAAGTTTGATTCTCAGATATTTAAATTAATTACTCTTAAGTTAAAGAGTTTAAAAGAATGTATTAACGAAGAAATTAAACTAAACGTAAAAATTGGTGATACTATTTTAATGGGTAGATTTAAAAATAAAAAAGTAGTTGTAAAAACAATAGGAACTGATGATTGGGGGATGCCAACAATCAATGGTAAAAAGGTAGCAACGTTTAGAATTCCTAAAAAAGAAAACCTAAAAGAAATTAATCTCGGTGGATACGGTGCAGATCCTGGTGAACCTGATACTGGATATATTCCTGATGGAAAAGCTAGAATATTAAATACAACAAAACCAGAACCTTGGTTTAATCAAGGTGGATATACTCAATTACATACTCCAAAAGCCGATGATATGAGAGGTAAAGGAAAATCAAAAGATACCGAAACTCAATTTAGAAAAGCGTATTATAAAGTTAAAAACGTAACACAAAGTACATTAAATCCAGCAGATGACCCGCATAAAGTTGAAGATTGGGAAGAAACTAATAGAGATACTCCATTAGAAAAACCTAAAAGATTTTGGGAATTACCTGATAATCAAAAAAATACAATAATTTCAAAAGAAGATATTAAAGAAATAGTTGAAGATTTTGATTCTATATTAGATGAGATGGGATTGCCGGGTGGAGCTGGTGTGGGTTTGAGTTTGCCGGGTGGATATATTAATGGAGCACCAAAAGCTGATGATGTTAAGAAGGTTAGTAAAAAACTTAACAACAAAGGAATAAGTGGTTATGAAGAAATTGATGAAGATAAAATTCCTGGTGGTTTGGCAAATGGTAAAACTTTAATTGATTTGGCTAATAAGTGGGATTCTAAAGGATATTACGAACCAAAGCAATTTGCAGCAGAATATATTAAACCTAAATTGATAAATGGTATTAGAGTTGAAATGGAGCATACATCTGATATTAGATATGCAGCCGAAATAGCAATGGACCATTTATGGGAAGATTTAAATTATTATCAAAAGTTATCAAGTATTGAAGGTGATAGTATAGCTGAAGCAAGTGGTAATGGTGCTTTCTATAATGATGGAAATGCAACAACTGGTACTCAATGGAATGGTACATGGGATGATTATGATAAGCAAAAATACTATTTAGATAATTTGGAAGGTTGGGATTTCTTTGATGAAATACCATCTAAAAGAGAAAAGAAAAAAGCAGTAGACCAAAAATTACCAATAGATAATCATAAAGATACAACTGATAATTACAATCGTATATTAAAGCATGATTTAAAATCCCCAATTGATTTTCTTAAAGAATCTTTATTAACTGAAGGTGGTGCGTATGGTCATATGAACCATCCATTTGATATTGAGATGAATCTTACCTTTGGTGATTTAAAACAAATTGTGGTAAGAGCTCTTAATGGTGATTTAGAATTAGCAAGAGAGAAGACTGATGGACAAGCATTGGCAGTTAGTTGGGTAAATGGTAGATTAGTTGCAGCTCGTAACAAATCACACCTAAAGAACAAAGGAACTGGCGCTATGACAATAGGACAAGTAGCAGATAAGTTTGCCGGTAGAGGTGGATTAACCGATGCATATAATTTCGCTATGAAAGATTTATCCGCAGCAATAGCAGCCCTATCTGAACCTCAACGTAAGAAGGTTTTTAAGGATGGTAGTTCGTTTATGAACTTAGAAGTAATATATCCAACGTCTGTAAATGTAATCCCCTACAATCAACCCCTATTAGTATTTCATGGTACGTTTGATTATGATATGGATGGTACTATTGTAGGTGAAAACCAACAAGCGGCATCTATATTGGGTGGAATGATTAAGCAAGTAAATGCACACGTTCAATCTAAGTACACAATACAGGGCCCTCCAATTAATAAACTTCCTAAATCAGAACACCTTTCTAAATTGCAAGGAAAGTATTTAGGAATGATTACTAAACTTCAAAATGAGTTTAAGTTAGCAGATAGTGATGGTGTGGCGGATTATCATCAATCATGGTGGACTGATTTCGTAGAAAAGAAAGCTAAGAAGTTAGATTATCAACAAAAAATAGGATTAATTAAAAGATGGGCTTTTGGGGACAAAGGTTTCCGTATAGCAGAAATAACTGATGACAAATTAAGAGCATGGGCTGAACAAACCGATAAGCAAGACCAACAAAAGATATCAAAGCAAAATCTAATGAGATTTGAGGAGATATTCTTAGGAGTTGGTGCGGATGTATTATCGTTTATGGAATCGGTACTTACTGCAAATCCTGATAGTGCTAAAAGACAAATGGTAGCACGTTTAGAAACAACAATATCCCAAGTAAAAGCAAGTGGTGACCCTAAGAAGATTGCAAAATTAAAATTAGAATTACAAAGATTAAATGCTTTGGGTGGATTCGAAAAGATTGTACCAAATGAGGGTATTGTATTTGTCTATGGAGGTAACACTTACAAATTAACAGGCGCATTCGCACCCCTAAATCAAATTTTAGGTATTTTCTTTGATAAATAATCGTTTTCTTTATTTTGATATACTTATATATACAAATATATCGTAAGTAATATGGCAAGAGAATTCAATAAAAAATTCATGCATCCAACTAGACGAAAGTTGGTAGATATGGTAATGCATGGGGCTGAATATGAAAAGGAATCATTTATTTCATTTTCTGGAGCAGATAAAGAAAAGGTAAAAAGAACAATTGGTGAAAAATGGACCGATACCGATGGTAGGTCTTGGGAACAATTGGAAGCTGGTAAAATAGAAACATCCGAATTGGGTGATACTATGGCTGAAGTTAGAGCGTATTTAGATTCATTGAATACTTGTAAATCTGATAATTGCAAAACAATAAAAGTAGGTAGAGTTGATAAAAAATTAATATCTAAAACTGGATATTGTTTACACTGTCTTACATTAAGAGAATCTCAAATTAAAGTAGATGGATTGTGGAAAGAATATGAAGATTATAAAATGTATTCTAATATGATTGCACATGGTAAAGATGTAATTGCACAATTTCAACAAGCGTATGATGATGCAAAACAAACTTATGAAGTAGTTCAAGAAGATGGTAAAATTGAAACTTGGAGTATGGAAAGAGATGTTAATGAATTGAAAGCAGAAATAATGACGGATATTGTTAATTTTGAAAAAGAAATAGAACTAGTTACAAAATTAAGAAATGAGGCTTACACAAAATTAAAAGATAAAAATTACGATTTAGTAAGACCACTTAAAGATTAATATGAGTACTGGTATAACACAAAAAAAATCGTTAAAAGAGATTATTGCAGAAGAGTACAAAAAATGTGCGGTAGACCCGATACATTTTATGAAAAAGTATTGTATGATTCAGCATCCTGTTAGGGGTAAGATACCTTTTCAATTATTTCCATTTCAGGAAAAAACTTTAACTCAATTTAAAGATAATAGATTTAACGTAGTTCTAAAATCACGTCAAACTGGCATATCAACACTTTGTGCTGGATTTTCACTTTGGAAAATGATATTCAATACGGATTTTAATGTGTTGGTAATTGCAACAAAACAGGAGGTAGCAAAGAACTTAGTAACTAAAGTAAGAGTAATGCATGATTTACTCCCAACATGGCTTAAGGGAGGTTCTATGGAAGATAACAAGCTTTCCCTTCGTTTGCAAAATGGTTCTCAAATTAAGGCTATTGCTTCTTCTCCTGATGCAGGACGTTCTGAAGCCTTATCACTTCTTATATTTGATGAGGCCGCTTTCATTGATGATATTGATGAGATTTGGGTATCAGCACAATCTACCCTTTCAACGGGTGGTAGTTGTATTGCACTATCTACTCCTAATGGTGTGGGTAATTGGTTTCACCAAACTTGGTTAGGAGCTGAGGAAAGTAGAAACCCATTCAATACAATCAGATTACATTGGACAGTGCATCCGGAAAGAGACCAGAAATGGAGAGATGAGCAAGAAAAACTATTAGGTGTAAAGAAAGCAGCACAAGAATGTGATTGTGATTTTGTATCTTCTGGTGAAACTGTAGTTGAACCCGAAACCCTAATGTTTTATAAAGAAACATATATTCAAGACCCAATAGAGAAAGGTGGATTTGATGGAAATCTTTGGAAATGGGAACATCCCGATTATTCTAAATCCTATATGGTAGTAGCCGATGTGGCCAGAGGTGATGGAGCAGATTATTCTACTTGTCATGTAATTGATATAGTTAATTCGGTTCAAGTAGCTGAATACAAAGGTAAAGTTGATACAAAAGATTTTGGAAACTTCTTAGTAGCACTTTCAACTGAATATAACGATGCACTTCTTGTAATAGAGAATGCAAACATTGGTTGGGCAACAATCCAGCAAGTAATTGATAGAGATTATAAAAACTTATTCTATATGAGTAAGGATTTGAAATACATTGACGTAGAGAATCAGATGACAAATAGATATAGAGCAGAGGATAAAGGATTGGTAGCTGGTTTTTCAACTACTTCTAAAACTAGACCTTTAATCATATCTAAACTAACTGATTACTTTAGAGAGAAATCAATTATAATTCGTTCTAATCGTTTGATAGATGAACTATTTACATTTATTTATATGAATGGTAGAGCAGAAGCTATGAAGGGTTATAATGATGACTTAGTTATGGCTATATCAATTGGGTTATGGGTTAGAGATACGGCACTTCGTTTAAGACAAGAAGGTATAGATTTAACCAAACAAGCGGTAAGTGGTATCACATCAAATACATCTCAAGGAATTTATGGTGGTAATGATACTATGAATGATAACCCTTGGAAAATGAGAGTTGGTGATGGATTTGAAGATTTATCACAATGGTTGTAGTGTTTTGACATTTTACGATATTTATGTTATAGAATGTCAAAATAGAAAACTGATAAAATAAATTATGGCAGAACAAGAATTAGATGATAGTAAAAGTTTTTTTGGTAGACTAAAGAAATTATTTTCAACAAATGCTATTGTTACCGTTGATAAAGACGGTAAGCGTAGAGTTGTTGATACGGATGAAAAACAAATGAATACAAATTTTGTAAATCTTAGAGATAGATATACAAAATTACAAAGGTCATACTACGAAACAAATCAGGGTGCACAATCAATGGCATACCATCAGGTTCGTAGAGAGTTATTCAGAGATTATGATGCTATGGATAACGACCCTATTATCGCATCGGCATTAGATATCTATTCAGATGAATCTACAACAAAGAATGAATATGGTGATATATTAACAATCAAATCATCAAATGAAAATGTAAGTGCAATACTACATAACTTATTTTATGATATTATAAACATAGAATTTAACCTTTGGCCTTGGACTAGAAACTTAGTAAAATATGGTGATTTCTTTTTAGCATTAGAAATGGCAGAAGGTAAGGGTATTATTAATGTAACTCCATACTCTGTATATAATACGGAAAGATTGGAAGGTACTGACCCAATGAATCAAAACTATGTTAAGTTTAAAGTTGAATTAGACAGATTTGGTAAAAAGGAATATGAGAACTATGAAATGGCTCACTTCCGTTTACTTTCGGATACAAACTTCCTACCATATGGTAAGGCTATGATTGAAAACGGCCGTAGAGTTTGGAAACAATTACAATTAATGGAAGATGCGATGTTAATCCATCGTATTATGAGAGCTCCTGAAAAGAGAATATTCAAAATTGATATTGGTAACATCAACCCTAATGAAGTTGATAACTATATGCAAAAGATTATCAACAAAATGAAGAAAACTCCATTCGTTGATAAAAATACAGGAGATTACAACTTAAAATACAATATTCAAAACCTTACTGAAGATTTCTTCTTACCCGTTAGAGGTGGAGATAGTGGTACTGCTATTGAAAACTTAGCTGGATTAGAATATTCGGCAGTAGAGGATATTGATTATTTAAAAGCTAAATTATTTGCAGCACTTAAAATACCTAAAGCATTTTTAGGATATGAGGAAGATGTGAATGGTAAAGCAACTTTAGCAGCACAAGATGTTCGTTTTGCTAGAACAATCGAAAGAATTCAAAGAACAATTGTTAGTGAATTATATAAGGTAGCAATTGTACACTTAGCTGGACAAGGTATTGATGATTCTGAAATGACAAACTTCCAACTTACTTTAACCAACGCTTCTACAATATATGAGCAAGAGAAAGTAAATCTTTGGAGTGAGAAAGTTAGATTAGCAACTGATATGAAAGGGTTGAATATGTTATCTACTGATTGGGTTTACCATAATGTATTTGGTATGAGTGAAGATGAGATGGACATGGAAAGAGCTAAGATGGTATTAGACCTTAAAGATAGATTCAGATATAACTCAATTGAACAACAAGGACAAGACCCAGCAAATCCACCAGAACAACAAAACGTAGAAGAAGAAATCCAAAAGATGAAGCAGGAGATTGTTGATAATAAAGGTGGTAGACCAAGAGAAGGAAATACATATGGTAAAGATAAGCATCCATATGGTAGAGACCCACTGGGTAATAAAGAAAACGAGAAAGAAAGAAAAAGAGAAACTCGTACAAACGAATCAAACAAGAAAATAGCACGTGAATATATTAATGGACTTTCGGCAAAAAAGAAGATTTTAAGTGAAAAAACACAAAAATCTGACCTTTTAGATGAAAATAATCTATTAGATGACACCAAATTTTAATAAACATTAAAAAGTTTATATTTATATGTGTTAGTTTATGGACAATAGGTTAAATTATAGGGTAAATAAATGAAAAAAATAAAACATTCCAAAGTTAAGAACACTGGAGTGTTATTTGAATTATTAGTAAGACAAATAACATTAGAAGTTCTTAATGGGGACAAAACGGAGAACGCAAAACATATAGTAAAGGAATTCTTTGCAGCTGGGACTGAATTAAATAAAGAATTACGCCTTTACGATTTGTTATTAAAAGAAAAATACAATTCGGAATCAAAAGCCGAAATGTTTGTTGATACTGTATCACAGGCTCATAGTAAATTAAATGAGACTAAACTTGTAAAAGAGAAGTATAATCTTATTAAACAAATTAATGAAAAGTTTGAATTAGAGCAATTTCTATCTTCTCCTATAACTAACTATAAAGTATTAGCTTCAATATATAAAGTATTTGAATCTAAGAAGTCCGAAAACTACGATATTAAGGATATATTCAATTCAAAGATTACATTGATTGAAAATATCATCTCAAGACCAACCGTAGTTAAAGCTAACAAAACGGATGATACTAAATTGATTGAAACCTACAAAAAACAAGATAAAGACCTACGATTATTAACCTATAAGATTCTTGTTGAGACTTTCAATAAAAAATACACAAATTTAGATGAAAAACAAAAGGGATTGTTAAAAGAATATATTAATAACATGTCTAATACATCTAAATTTAAAGATTATTTAGCGGTAGAACTTCCACAGATTGTGAAAGAACTAAAATCCATCAAGTCTAAAATATCAGATAAAGTAACTACAATTAAATTGGCAGAAACTATTTCTGTTTTAGAAAAAATGAAAATTGGTAAAACTGTAACTGATAATAATGTTTCATCTATCATGCTTTCTTATGAGTTAATCAAAGAATTAAAATCAAAGGTAAATGTCAAATAGACTAAAAGAAATAATCAGAGGTATAGTTAAAGAAATCCAAGACGAAAAGGAATTGGAAGAAATGACTGGAACTGGTGCAGTTGCTGGATACGATACTCCAAACGCATTCGCTAAACCTGGTCAAACTGGAAAGAAAAATAAAAGATTGGCAAATATAACTGGTGGTGAAGTTGTAGATGATTTAGAAGAAGCTAAGGATTGGTTGAAAAACGATGTTCCTGCTAACTCTAAAAACGCATTAACAATAAAACCAACTGCAACTGATTGTAGTGATTCTGGTGAAATTGCAGATAAAAGTGGTATGATATTAGCATCGGCTGATGATGAAGCTAGTTTAAATGAAAATCGTTGGTTAGAAATTAAAAACGGAGATTCTTCACCTAAAGCTAAAATGAGTAAAGGTATGACGAGTATCAAACATCAATTGGGTGAAGTAGAAAAGTTTGTTAATTGGTACTCTAAGATTAAAAACGAAAATGGAGTTAAGAGGGATGATTACTATAAAAGAACACATAAAAGTTTACATAAAATAAAAGAGAGATTAATGAATCTTTCAGAAAAAATTAGAACACTATAATATGAACACATCAATTACAAAATCAAGACTAAAAGAATTAGTTAAAGAAGTAATGACAGAAGAATCTGAATATCAGGCATTCTTTCAAAAAGCTTTAGATAAAGCAGGTAAAGATATTAATGCAATGTCAGACGAAGAAAAGAAATCTTTCTTTAATAAAATTGATTCTGCTTGGAATGGTAAGGGTGAGAAGAATGAAGAATTGGTTGGTGGTCAAAAAGAATTAGATGTTGATAAGGATGGTGATATTGAAGGAGATGATTTAGCAGATTTAAGAGCAAGTAAAACCGAAGATATATCAGCTGAATTACCATCTGCAACTATCCCATCTGCTGTAAAAATAAAATTAGGGATGGCCATTGATAAAATTAAAGATGCTAAATTAAATAATAATGCAAAATTACAATTAGTTGCGCAAGTTATTGATAGTTTGGGTATAGATAAATCTCAATTAGGTACTATTGCTAATAAGATTAGAAGCAAAATGGAATCTAAAAAATAAGAATATAGAATGAAGAATCTTTTAATAGAAACAAAATTATTCGAAGGTAAAGTACAAGAAGACGAAGGTGGAAGAACCATTGTTAAAGGTATTCTACAAAGAGCTGGTGCTGAAAATCAAAATGGAAGAATCTATCCTAGAGAAATCCTAATGAGAGAAGCTAAGAAGTATGAGGTATTCATCAAAGAGCGTAGAGCATTGGGTGAATTAGACCATCCGGATTCTACTGTAATTAACTTAAAGAATGTTTCTCACAATATTAGAGAGATTCATTGGGAAGGTGATGATTTATGTGGAACTGTTGAAGTACTTTCTACTCCATCTGGTAACATCTTAAAAGAATTATTAAAAGCAGGTATCCTATTGGGTATTTCATCTAGAGGAATGGGTTCTACTCGTAACTTATCTGGAAACAAAGTAGAGGTACAAGAAGATTTTGAATTGATTGGTTGGGATTTCGTATCTAACCCATCTACACACGGTGCATTTATGGTACCTGTAAACGAATCGGTTAATAGAGGTTTACAACAAATCGGAACTGATGTTTGCGGAGAATTCTGTAAAGCACAAGACTTAATGAGAGAAATAATAACTGAAATAGCATAATAATGGCAAAGAACTTTGATATATACGATTTCGTACACAACAATAAGATAACCTTAAAAGTTGATGCACCAAAAGGAACAACTGTAGCTAAGGCATACAATGATATCCGTAAAACTAACTTGAAAGAAGTAAAGATAGTAAATGGTAAATTCAGTTTAGCTGAAAACTTAGAAGATAGAAAACTATCAAACGAAGTTAAAAAACACTTCTTAGAAATAATTTCTACTTATAATACTTTCCAAGACCAAATGAGAAGACAATCTGATTTGACTGAAGTTGCAAATACTTTAGGTGCTATTGTTGAGGCTGCAAAGGAAATGACATTAAGAGAGAGTGGTGATTGGTTTGATGCAGTGACTGTAAAAAGAAATATGCAGGAATTAGATAAGTTAGGTAAATCATTTGATAAGTTCGCTGTTGAAGCAAACTCAATGGATGAAAGATTACATTCTTTATATGAAGATATGGGTCACATCTTAAATCGTTACTATGAAATCGCTGATATCTCTGTAGATACAATGAAAGAAAGATTAGGTAAAAAGAAATAATTATGATTCGTTTAGGTGGTTTAATATCTCAAAAAGCATTTGGTAAATTTGAAATGGGTAAAGTTGTTTCTAATCCATTTGCAAACGCATTCATTAAAGAAGGTGAAGGTGAAGACCATGAAGTTTCTATGGCAAACAATTCATTGGATACCATTATTAAGATGGCAACTGAATTGAAAGCTAAAATGGGTGAGGATGAAAAACAAATCCCAGCTTGGATTCAAGACCATATAGCTAAAGCAGAAAACTTAATTTCTCAAGCATCTGGAAACTATCACGAATATGGTGATTCAAACGAAAATATTAACGAAGCACCTGTAAAATCAACTGGTGAAAAAATACAAAACCTTAATAATAGAATTAAGGCACTAAAAGATAAGATGGCAGCAACCAAATCATCTGAACAAAAAAACCTTATTCAACAAAGATTAAAAAACGCATTACAAACACTATCTAATTACAAAAAACAAAATATTAGTAAAGAAAGTGTGGTAAAAGAAGAATCACCTTGTTGGAAAGGATATCAACAAATTGGTATGAAAGATAAGGGTGGTAAGCAAGTTCCAAATTGTGTTCCAAATAAATAAATAAATTCTAAATAAATATTCTTAAAAGCTTGGTTATTCCAAGCTTTTTTCGTATATTTACATATGATTAAGCCTTTTTCAATTTTAGATACACGCTCTAAAGAATGGCAGGAGCGTAAGCGATGGTGGATTAACACCTATAATATTCAATCGGAATTGGGTAGAGAGGATACCCAGTCCAGAGCTCGTTTTTGGGAAGATAATACGGTATCTATCTTTGATGCAACTCTTTGTGAAAAAATGTATGAATGGTTTTGTCCAAAAGAAGGTAGAGTATTAGACCCATTTGCAGGTGGTAGTGTTAGAGGTATCGTTGCAACTGAAATGGGATACGTTTATAATGGTATTGACCTTTCGGATGAACAAGTTGAAGCTAATAAAAAACAATCTACAAAACCAACCTGGATTACAGGAGATAGTGAATGGGTAATTGATGCTATACATGACAATACTCAGGATTTTGTATTTACTTGTCCACCATATTATGATTTAGAAAAATATACGGATGACCCGGCTGACCTTTCAAATATGGATGTAGATTCATTTGATAAAAAATATTACTCTATTCTAAACAAAGCAGCTAGAAAATTAAAAAACGATAGATTCTTTGCAGTAGTAGTATCCGAAGTAAGAGAACAATCAGTAACCGGAAATTACAAAATCGGAAAGTATAGAGGATTGGTATGGAAAACGATTAGAGCCTGTGAGGAAGCGGGATTACACTTCTATAACGATATGATATTATTTAACTCTCAGCATCAGGCATCCAGAGTTGTTGATACCTATTTTGAAAGAAATCGTAAAATAGCATCGGTTCATCAAAACATATTAATATTTGTAAAAGGAAACCCAGATATAGCAACTGAGGGTATAGTTAATGGTGATAATTACGTTTGTACTATTGATGGTAATTCATATAGAAGTTTTAGAGAAGCTGCGATTACTATAAATCCAAATACATTAGTAGCTACTGAAATTGAAAGAAGATGTCGTTCAACTAAATCCAAATACAAAGAGTGGCAAATCATTGGTGAGGAAACAAAGCCTGAAATTAAATACGAAGTTGATGGAATTCCTTTTGAGAATCCAAAACAGGTAGCAGAATTGATTGGTGGTGATATGAGTGAATCAATGGTTAGAAACTACATAGAATCAAACAATCCCAAATACCGTCATTGGAAGAAAGTAGATGGTTGGGATATTACCTACAACGAAATGCAAGATTTGTGGGAAAGAAACATTACATTAGAATTACCTATCATAAGTTGTGATGGTAAAGAATTTTATTCAATTATAGATGCAGCCAACTTCTTTGGTTGTTCAGATGAGCGTATTCGTCAAAAGCTCAAATCAGATAAACATACTGATTATATTTACATTTTCTAAAGAATTTTTTAGAAAAATTGTGTTTTCTCAAACTTTTATATATTTATTCATATAATAACGTATTTTATATGCGTTTTTCTATTGGTAACTGAATACTCACCTCTATGTGTAGTGAAAACACCAATCAAAAAAATTCTATTTAAGCTCCAAATCTAATAGCTTAAGAAATCCGATAAATAAGGAAACAAATGGCAAGTTCAAAATTGTTGAAAGAAGCAATTGCTGATGCTAAAGCTGTACGTGAAACTGCTATCGCTAATGCTAAAATCGCACTAGAAGAAGCATTTACTCCTCGTTTACAATCTATCTTATCTCAAAAATTACAAGCCGAAATGGAAGGTGATGAAGAAGATACAGAAGATGCAGTAAATGAAGATAATGATACTTCAAGTGAAATAGCTAAAGGTGATAACAAACAACCTGCAGATAAAGCAAACTCAGCACAAACTGACCTAAGTGGTATCTCTAAGCAATCTGGTGAGCCAGGTAGTGAAGGTGAAGAAACTAAAGTTAGTGGCCTTACAGAAGGTGAAGATGAATTCGGAACTGAAGATGCAGCAGAAGATGCAGCAGAATTCGGTACTGAAGAAGCTCCAGCTACTGAAGGTGAAGATTTCGCTCCTGAAACTGACGAAGATGAATTAGATTTAGAATCTATCATCCGTGAGTTAGAAGCGCAAATCGCAGGTGAAGAAGGCGAAGAGGAAGAAATTCCTGCTGAAGCACCAGCTATGGAAGGTGAAGAAGCACCGGTTGAAGAACCAGTAGCATCTGCACCAACTGAAGAACCAGCAATAGAGGGTGAAGACCCAGCTATGGCTGATGATGAAATCGACTTAGACGAAATTCTAAGAGAAATGGGATACGGAGAAGATGAAGCTGAAGAAGAAACAGCTGATGATGCAACTGAAATGAAAGCTGAAGTAAGTAAATTACAAAGTGAATTAGAAGAAGCATTAGCAGTAATTAAATCTTTAAAAGGTACAATCAACGAAGTAAACCTTTTAAACGCTAAATTACTTTACACAAACAAATTGTTCAGAAGTTATAACTTAACTAACGAACAAAAAGTTAAAGTTGTAGAAAATTTAGACAGAACTTCTAACGTAAGAGAAGTTAAATTAGTTTACGCTACACTTTCTGAATCAATGAAATTTACAGGAACTGAAAGAAAAGTTGCTCAAGTTAAAAAGAACATTACCGAAGGTATTGCTTCTAAGGCTCAAGCTTCAACAGCTCCTAAAAAAGAAATCATCGCAGAAAGTAATGAATTAGCAAATCGCTTTAAGCAATTAGCTGGTATCATAAAATAACAATCCA